GGATATAGGTCGTGCGATAGCGGCGCGTGCCATCCTTGCGCTTCCAGCCGAACAGCGGGCGAATGATTTCATTTTCCTGCCACGGCGACAGCTTCAACGGTTGCCCGGCCCATTCGCCCTTGGTATGGATCAGGCAGAGCTCGAAGAAGCGCACGGCGCGATCGGCGGCGGCTTCGTCGAACCAGAAATCAGGAGACGAGGAAGAATTCGGCGGTTGGGTCATAGCCTTCCTGTTCGGGCGACTTCAGCCGGGCGCGGGAAGTGGGCGACAGCCCGAGTTCACCGGCGTAATAGCGTAGCTGACCAAGCAAGGCGGGCTTCAGCGGTTCGCCACTCTTGGCGGTGGCGATCACTTCGCCATAGGTCAAACAGTGCGCTTCCACGATGGCGCGGTCGACTGCCACGAACACACCCAGGCGCACCATCTCGGGAACGATGCGCTGCCATTCTTCGCGCGCCTCTGCGTTGAACCATTCGGGACAGTCGCCAATCGGTGCGGCCGGCTTCGGCTCCTGTTCGTTGATCGCCCGCCCGCCGGGATTGCCGGCCAGCAACTTCAGGGCGGCGGGTTTGGGCTTCATGCCTCTGGCAGCCATTTCTATGCGTTCCAGTGGTGATCAGGATCGAGCGGCACCCCGTTTGTGTCACAGCCGTATTTGATCTGCTTGCCCATGTCGGCCTGAGTCTTCCGGCTGTGGCAGGAATGGCACAGGCTGGCCAGGTTGTCCCGGTCGTTGTTGGTCGGATCGTTGTCGCTATGATCAACGTCGGTTGCTGGCGTTACCCGGCCGCGCTTGAAACACGCTTCGCAGAGCGGACGTTCACGCAGCACCAGGGCGCGCAACTTGCGCCACGCCAAGCCATTCAGGGCCAGCGTGCGGCCGTTTGCCTTCTGCTTGTCGCGCAAGGTCTTATCGGTGTCGAAGCGGGCGCGCCTTGTCGAATCCTCGCGTGGCTTGAGCATGGGCATTTTGTGCTGCTTCATTTCAGCCTCGGCAGGTTTTCGAGCTGGCGGACCTCATCAATTTGCATCCATCCGTCAGTAATCGCGGCGTGATAGAAAGCGGCGCGGGTGGCTGGGTCGCCACGCAACAGCCCTTCCAGCCCATGCTCGGCAAAGTAGATACGGCGGCCGGATTCAGTGAGCAGTTGCCGGCTGATGGCCTGCTCCCAGGCCAACAGGTGACGGCGAAGGCTGAGGGTGACGAACTGGCGGAACAGCTCGGAGGTGTTGCTGTAGTTGCCGTGGCGTAGGTCGCCCACAATGGTTGGCGGAACGCGGAACAGTCGACAGACCTCCTCCACGCTGAACTGGCGGGCGGCGATCCATTCGGCGTCCTCGAGGGTCATGCTGACGGTCGAGTAATCCATACCGTCATCAAGTACAGGGGTGCCGCCTGCCCGGTACTGCTTCCAGCTTTCACGAATCCGCTGCTTCTGCTCCTGATTGAGGCGGCCCGGTGCCTTGATGATGCCGAGCAGCTTGGCCCCGTTGCTGAAGGTGTCGTTGCCGTGATTGCGCTCCGCCAGGGCGAGCTCAATCACTTCCTTGGAGCGGGCAATCGGGCTGATGCCGGTAACGCCGTTGTCGGAACGGTGGCGGAGGTGGAACATATCCTCCTGAACAAGCGGCTCGGTCTTGCCGGTGCTGGTGGTGGCTTCGTAGCCCAGCCGGCCATTTTCCAGCTCGAGGACGCGGACGCGATCCGGGTGGATCGGTTGCAACTGGCGCACCTGGCCATCGTTGCCGCGAACGATCCGGGCGTAGGCATTGCCGCGTAGCAGCATGTTGGCCGTCATCAATTCGCGGAACTCCAGGGCGCTCTGGCGCTCGTTCGGCGCGTCGTGCAATACCCGGGCAAGCGGATGATCCAGATTGCGCTCGCGGCCGGTTTCCGTGCGCTTGTAGAGGTGAAGCGGCAGGCTGCCGATGGTCTCGGAAATGGCAGAGACGCACGCCGAAACCGTCGACAGCGTTTCCGCAGCAACCGGCGTTACCGCGCCGGTTCGCAGGGCGTCGAAATTGCTCCAGTAGGTATCGAAGGTGCGTTTCTCGAAACCGATGGCAGAGAGGGCGCGGGTGACGATGTTCATACGGTCTCCAACCAAAGGGCTTTGGTGTCTGTCTCCCAGAAACTCTTGGCGCTTGCCTCCAGCCCGCGCTTGGCGACAGAGGTATCCGGGTAGGCTGGCCGGGCGGTGATGGTGATTTCTTCCAGGTTGAGCGCGGATAGGATGCGTACCGATTCGCCGTTGCGCGTCTCCCAGTTCTCGCCACCGGGACGGACGGCGAAGGCAAAGGAGCAGCCGGCCACATCGCGGCGTTCGACCAGGGCGGCCAGGTCGCGGGCGTAGGTGGTCGGGGGCAGATCGAGCTCGAAGCGCAGGCCGGTTTCATCTTCGGACAGGCGCAGGGTGCCGGAACCGACACGGCCTAGCACTTGGTCGGCGTTGTGGTTGTAGAGGGCACGGACGTGTTCGCCGGTTGCCAGGGAGCGCTTGAACGCTCCCGGCAAGATGATTTCCCGAAACCCACCCAGGTCGAGAGATGGCGAATTGAATACGGCCGCGTACCCGGTCAACATCCCTTGTGAGGATGTTTTGAGGGGCTGGCCAGCGCGGGTTTCGAGTTCCATCAAGGCTCCTTAGATGGTGATATCGTCGGCCACCACGAAGGCGGTGGGGTGCCGGACGGCCACATCGCAGGTAGTCATGGCGCGCACCAGGACGCCACCGCGGGCGTAGGCCGTGGAGTCGAACGGATTGACCAGCAAGTCGACTTCGGACCAGATGCCGAGCAGGACCTGCGACCAGTCGCCAGCGATCAGGCGGCCGGTGTTCGGGCTGCCCGTCTTTTCGGCGACTTGGTTGGAGAAGTAGGTCGGCAGGTCGGCAACCTTTCCACCTTCGAGCAGATAGCCCGCAATGCCGGCTGACTTCAGGGTGCCAGCCAGCTTTGCCTTGACCTTGGTCGACGCGACGATGTTGGCAGCGGAGGCGTTCACCAGGTCAAGTTTTTGCAGGGCGGCCAGAACGTTCGCCCAGGACAGGGTGGACAGGCTTGCAGTCTGAATGCCTACCGTGGACAGGACGCCCACCGGCTCATTCGCGCCACCGCCCTTGATCAGGGCGCTGTCGATGGCCTGCGCCAGGAGCGCGGCCAGGTCTTCGCGAATCAGTTGCTCGATATCCGGGGAGGATTGCTGGATCAACTGGCGGGACATTTCGGTCATGCCGCCCGCGTGCTTCGGCGCAAGCGTAACGCTGTCGAAGGTCATGTCGCTGCCGGTCAGGGCGCTGCCTTCTGCCACCCAGCCGGCCGCCATACCGGTGGCGTACTTCGGAACGGTAACATTGCCCCTGAGCCCGGTAAGGACGCGAACGCCAAGCTGGCGTGCCAGCAGCGAGTTACGCAAGGGCCCGATGTATTGATCGGCGCGCAGATCGGTCGAAACAAGATCATTGCCGGTGGTGGTGGTGTTGACGGTGCCACGCTTTTCGAAGGCGCTCATCGGAACGAACACGCCCTCGGCCTTGCGGCCGGTGCGCCGTTCGGTCTCCTGGCTGTATTCGGCTTCAGCACCGGACAGGCCACGGCCTTCCATTTGCGCTTGCAGGATGCGCGAGACGCTCACCCGGTTTTCCAGGCTGGCATGGTCGCGATGCTGGCTGTCACCGGTGCCCATCGAGCGGCGCTCGGCATCCTCGAGGAATTGGGCGCGGGCTTCGTCGGCCTCGAGGGCGGTCACTTGGCCCTTCATGGCGTCGAACTTGGTTTGCTCTTCAGCGGACAGAGCGCGCTTTCCGGCGTCGGCAGCGGAGAGAATGCCGCGCATTTCGACCACCAGGCCGGTGCGCTTTTCGCGAATTTCGTGGAGTTTCATTTTGCTGTTTTCCTTTCTGGGTGTCCGGCCGGTGGTCGGGTGCTCTATTGATAGCAAAAAACTATCGATAATGCAACAAATACTATTGAAATTTCACTATCAATAGCCTGCGACAATAATCTCTTATTCGCTGTCGTGCGCGCCTGTGGGAGCGAACGGTTCAGGGCTGGCGGTTGCTGGCGATTTTTGCAGTGCTTGGTCAGCGCTTCCGGCTTGACCCTTGCGGCGAACACGCTTGTGTTCGTCGCAGTGGACGCGCCCCAGGCTGTTACTCGACGGGGACGTGAGGCAATTCAGGTTCCCCGATGTCGTCAGCTCGAACGCGGAGCCACAGACGCGACAGGCTCCACGCCAGACGGCCAGCGCTGATGCGCTGCCGTCTTTGCGGGTGTAGGGCTGGACAGACACCAGGTGAAACAGGCGGCCTCGTTCAATGGCGATCACTTCCACGGCAGTACCTCCGCACGGAAAGAAACAGCGGGATAGATGGCAACATCTAGATAGTGTCCAGAAAGTGGACTAGGGAAAGGGGTGGCAATAGGTATAACAGGTCCATTTTCTGGACTAGCGGAGGGGGTGCCTAGTCCATTTTCTGGACCTATGCCGCCCCTCTCTAGTCCACTTTCTGGGGGTCTGAATTTGTTTTCAGATAGGCGCTGCGAACGAATCCGGCTCGCTGAACATCCATCTCCGGGGACCAGTCGAGCGCCTGCCAGGTCAAGGCGAACCAACTGGCCTTGTTCGGCTTGTGTCCCTTGCGGGTCTCGCAGAGAAAGCCGGCTGTCAGCAATTCGGACTTGGCCTTGTGGATGGTCGTTTTGCTGGTCCATCCCCGTGGCCTGAGCACCTTGTCGCACACAGTTAGTCGGCCGTTGTTGGTGCCGGTGTATTGCCTGGCCAGGTCGATCAGCAGCGCTCTGGAACTGAATGAGAGCGTCAGATATGCCGCGGAATCGAGCAGGATGTTCGGCAGGGCCACAAATCTCGTGCCGTCGCGCCCTTGCCCCTTGCTGCGTTTGTCTCGGCTCATACATCGGCGTCCTCCACCAGCCAATAGCGCAACACACGGACGCCGGTTTCGCAGTAGCGGGTCGGAACCGTTTCCCATTGCTGGACGAGCTTGTCGCCATCGTTGATTGCGCGGCGAATCTCGGAGACGGTGCTATTGAGGCAATGTTCGCCGATGCGTTCCGCTTCGAAGCGGTTCAGGCCGTCCGGCAATTTCAAGGCGGCTATTACACGATCAATTTTTTTGGTAAGCTTGGAATTCAGATTCTTTGCGGTACCGACTTCGCCCACCTGGTCGTGGGCGTTGTCATTTCTGGGGGTCGTCATCATCGGCACCTTAGATGCCAGACGACGAAAGACGCGGCGCGGAGAGTTTGCGCTCTGCCCAGTCGTTCAGGTCGTCAATGAGATATACGGCGCGTTTTCCGAAGCGCCGATAAGCCGGCCCACCTCCGGTTGTTACCCATTTTTGCAGGGTGTTTTTACTGACCTTAAGACCGCGCTGTTCAGTAAGGTACTGCGCTGCCTCTTCGCGGCTGATATAGCGGTTTTCCATGGTTCGCCTCACTTAGTTAGTGTGGCGCCAGCCTACGGAAATCCCCTTTTTCTAAAAATTCCCACCCCGCGCGTAAATGGTGGTTTCCGCGCGGAGTAGGTTATTTATTTTTCGGCCGCCCGCCTTTTCTGGCTGTGGCTGGAATCGTCAGCTCTCCATCTTTCTCGGCAGCGATAAGCCATCCCTTTATGGTTTCGTCCTCTGGGATAGGGATACGCTTATCATTTGCGGCGGCTAAAAAGATTTTATTTAGGATGGCTTGGACGACTTGACCGATGCGCATGGAGGGGTCGTCGTTCCATTGCTTCTTAGCCAGCTCGATACATTGGCCAGCTAGACGTTTGTATTTAGCGTTAATTTTTCCGATGCCCTTCTTTTCGCGCACCTCAAGCCCCCGCTTGGCAGATTCAGCGTCCAAGCAATATCCACCTTGAATTATTTCCATAGTCATCAGCGCCATGAATAACGCCGTTCGCTCTACGTCTTTTGAATCCATTGCCGAGCGTAACTCAGATGCCGAAAGCAGCACGTTGATTGCGTGTTGTGTGGTTTCTGGAAGGGAATATTCAGATTGTGGCGTTGGAAAATTGTGGTTCGATAGGTGGTGAACTTCGTTCATCCACCACAGCCGCCATGATTCACTGTTTTTGCGGCGATCTGGCTCTCCGCTGCAATCAATAAGTGCCTCCGATTCTCGGAGAACTCGTGCGGCCTCCCGTTCGAAGAATGGAATTAATTCATCTGCTACTGGATTAAATCCGTTGTCGACATCCTCTAAAAGGACGTCGCGAATACGGAAACCAAGTGCATATGGATCCTCGTTGAAAGTGGTTGATTTGGGCTGTTTCATGGAAGTTGTCCGGATGGTATTGATGAGCCCGGCCGAGGCCGGGCTAGGGGGT